AAAAAGTTCAGTAAGTCAAAAAAGCTTAACAAAACATTGCTAACTAACTTTGGTAAAGCAGTTGCAGAATAAGATCAACACTTTTCTGTCAATTATTTTCAAAAAAAGTGAAAATAATCGTTTACAAATGCGCCGAACTATGGTATAATATACAAATAATAAAGATAAGGAGAAAACTATATTATGAATAACTTGAAAAAATCAACTGAAATAATTCTAAAAGAGCTTGCAATCAGATATCCTGATCAAACTCAGTTTAGAAAAAATGCGATCGTCGAGGTTGGCGAATCGTTTGGATACTCAGGAAAAGACTGGGATCCACTTATGCAAAAAAACAATAGAGTCAAGATTGGTACTTACGATCTTGCTGGTTTGATTGAGCCATTAAGAGAAACTATGGTAAATACATCAGTTGTTAACAGCATTCCTGCTCAAGCTGCTCAAATGCAATCAATTGTAAACGAAGAGAAAAACTTTGCTCAACTTGATGATACATTTATTGCTTGGGGAGCTTATCATGACATTGTAAAAATTGTCAAATCAGATATGTTCTATCCAACTTATATTGCTGGTCTTTCTGGTAATGGTAAAACATTTATGGTCGAACAAGCATGTGCTAAAGTCGGCAAAGAGTTTATTAGAGTTCAAATCAATCCTGAAACAGATGAGGATGATTTACTTGGTGGATTTAGACTTATCAATGGAGAAACAGTTTTCTCTAAAGGTCCAGTTTTAAAAGCTATGGAAAATGGCGCAGTGTTACTCCTCGATGAGATTGATAGAGCAACAAATAAAATCATGTGCTTACAAGGAATACTTGAAGGCAAACCAGTCCTAGTCAAAAAGACTGGAGATATTGTATATCCTGCAGAAGGATTCAACGTCATTGCAACAGCAAATACAAAAGGTAAAGGTTCTGATGATGGCAGATTTACAGCTGCTTCGATCATTGATGATGCTTTCCTAGAAAGATTTACTATCTCAGTAGATCAGCAATTCCCATCGTTAAACATCGAGAAAAAGATTGTATTAAAACACATGGAGAAATTTGACTGTGTAGACAGCGACTTTGCAGATAAGCTCGTAACATGGGCTGACATTATACGCAAAACATTTTATGACGATGGCGTTGATGAAGTTATTTCAACAAGAAGGCTTTGCCACATTGTTCAAACGTTTTCAATCTTTGAGAAAAGAGACAAAGCAATTGATCTTTGTATTTCAAGATTTGATAATGATACAAAGGAAGCTTTCCTTGATCTTTACAGCAAAGTAGACGCTGATGAGATTGTAACTAATCCTTATGAAGGAGATGAAGATGTTTATAAAGAAATCTAAGCAAATTGACTATAAGTTTAATGAAGGAGCTCTCATAGCAGAGCTTCAAGCTTATATCGATAAAACTTACGGCGGTCACTATTCAAAGAATCAGTTTCAATCAACTGAATTCATTATTGATTGTGGTCATGGTATGGGATTTGCTTTGGGTAACGTACTTAAGTACGCTCAAAGGTATGGTAAGAAAGAAGGACATAATAGAGCTGATCTTTTAAAGATCTTGCACTATACTATTATTGCTTTAGCTTGTCATGATAAAAATGAAAAATAATCGTTTACAAAACGATGAAAGTATGGTATAATATATTATTATGGAGAAAATATGAATCTATCAAATGACACCGTGAATGTGTTAAAAAACTTCGCAACAATTAATCCTAACTTGGTATTTCAACCAGGTCAAAAATTAAAGACGATATCAGAGTCTAAAACAATTCTTGCATCAGCAACGATTGTAGAAGACTTTCCACAAGAGTTTGGAGTCTATGACTTAAACGAATTCTTATCAGTCTTAAGCTTAATTGACCAACCAACTTTACAGTTTGAAGACAAGTCAGTATTAATTCAAGGGAGTGGTCAAAAGATCAGATATTTCTTTTCTGAAAGCGATATCCTTACCACTCCTCAAAAAGAAATTCAGATGCCTGATCCAGAGCTTGGAGTCAATATCGAAGAAGATAAATTAAATCAGATTCGAAAGGCTGCAGCTGTTTTAGGTCATACTGAGCTAGCAATCACAGGAAACAATGGAGTTGTTGAAGCCTCTGTACTTGATACAAGAGACTCAACTTCAAATGTTTTTGAGATTGAACTAGATAAAGACAACTCATGTAAAAATGAGTTTAGCTTCGTGGTAAGTATTCCAAACTTGAAGTTACTACCAGGAGATTACTTTGTAAGCATAAGCTCAAAGCTAATTTCTAACTGGACTAATAGTAACTATCCAGTGGATTATTTTATCGCTCTTGAGAAAAACTCAAGCTACAATGTATAAATACTTTGTAGGAATGGAAGATGCCGATGAACGGGTCTTTTTATTTTCGTAACTATGCATAGGAGAAAATTATGACAGAAGAAGTGAATACCACTGAAACTGAAGTAGGCACAGAAGAACAACAAGTTCAACTGTCTCTTAAAGACATCGCAACAATGGTTCAGATAATTGATATCTGTTCTAAAAGAGGTGGATTTGAAGGACCAGAACTTGAAGCAGTTGGAGGATTGAGAAACAGAATTGTTACTTTCTTAAACGCTGCATCTAAAGGAGCTGAAAATGTTCCTGAAGGAGAAGTTCCTGTTGTTGAAGAACCAGCTTCAGAAGAGTAAAAGCAGAGGGGTGAAAGTCCCCTCATATTATTATAGGATATATTATGAACAACAATGAAAAAGCCAAATTGCTCGAGGCTTTACAAAAAGGGCAAGTCACAGTTACATTTAAAAAGATAGATACAGGCGAAATAAGAGTTATGCCTTGTACTCTACAACCAGAAGCTTTAAAAGAAAATGGAGTAACATCAACTATTAATTATTCGCCAACAGAAATGGAAGCATTTCCAGTATGGTCACTTGATAAATCAGCTTGGAGATCATTCAGATTAGATACAGTTGAATCATGGGAGGTAATCAATGGATGAATTCCTATGGGTTGAAAAATATCGACCAAAGAAAATCGAAGAGTGTATACTCTCAAATGATTTAAGAAAAACATTCTCAAACATAGTTGCAGGTGGAGAGCTTCAAAATATGATGCTCACTGGAACGGCGGGTACAGGTAAAACCACAGTTGCTCGTGCACTTTGCAACGAACTTGATTTAGATTATATTGTTATCAATGGATCAGAAGAATCAGGTATTGATACATTAAGAAACAAAATCAAACAATTCGCTTCGTCAGTTTCCTTATCTGGTGGCTACAAAGTAGTCATCCTTGACGAAGCGGATTACCTTAACCCACAATCAACTCAACCAGCATTACGTGGATTCATTGAAGAATTTTCGTCTAATTGTAGGTTTATATTAACGTGTAACTTTAAGAATCGTATTATAGAACCATTACATTCTCGATGTAGTGTGATTGAATTTGCTATGCCAAAGAAAGAACGAGATGCTTTGGCTGGTATGTTTATGCAAAGAGTACAACAAATACTTGCAGTTGAAAGTATCAATTCAGATCCAGCTGTTCTTGCTGAACTGATTATTAAATACTTTCCAGACTTTCGTAGAACTCTTAATGAGTTACAAAGATATTCAAACTTTGGTAAGATCGACAGTGGGATACTTGCAAACGCAACAGATATCTCTTTAGATACTTTAATGAGTTCTCTTAAAATTAAAAACTTTAAGCAGATGAGACAATGGGTTGCAGATAATATTGACACTGAACCTGCAGCTATGTTTCGTAAGATATATGACAATATGAACGAGTTTGTAGAACCACAATCAATACCACAATTGGTTTTGATCTTGGCAGATTATCAATATAAGAATAGTTTTGTCGCAGATCATGAATTAAATATGGTTGCATGCTTAACTGAAGTCATGGCAGGAGTCAAATTTAAATGAAAAAATATATACACAACATGCATAACGGAACCTTTGGACCAGAAGAAGATATCAGTATAACATATCAAATGTGGCCAGTCATGTACGATTTAGAAGTCACAAGATGGAGAGTTGTTCGCTTCGAAGATAACGAAGTAAAGTACGAACGTATCTTCGATGATGAAGATCAAGCAAAGGTCTATATAAAAGAAAATGAATCCGTTTGAATATCTAAAATCAATCAATGAATCTAAGAAAGATATCATGGTTGATGATCTTGCTGAAAAAGAGTATAATCCATTTATAATTAATAGAGGTCTTTCATACTTCAAAGACACTATCCTTTATTCAAATGAAATGAATAGGTTCCACCACCTAGATCATCGTCTTCAGTTTGATTTTCTTATAAATATAATAAGGAAGAAGAAGAGATGGTCCAAATGGATTAAGGCCAGTGAAGTAGACAATCTCGAACTCATAAAAGAATATTATGGATATAGTAATGAAAAGGCTAAATCTGCATTATCATTAATGAGTCATGAACAAATTGAACAATTGAAATTGAGGATTTACAAAGGTGGAAAACGATAACATACAAATCACAGATTGGACTCCAAGCAGCATGCTTGAAGTTACACTTAACGAACCAGACGACTTTTTAAAGATACGAGAAACATTAACTCGAATTGGAGTCGCATCACGAAAGGACCAAAAGCTATATCAGTCTTGTCACATATTACATAAGCAAGGCAGATACTTCATCGTCCATTTTAAAGAGCTCTTTTTATTAGATGGAAAGCCATCTAATTTATTAGAAAACGATGTACATCGTAGAAATACAATATCAACATTGCTAGCCGATTGGGGACTCATATCAATAGTTAATCCTGACCTAGCAAAAGAGATTGCTCCATTAAGACAAATTAAGGTGATTCCCTTTAAGGAAAAATCTCAATGGGAGCTCTGTCCAAAGTACAATATTGGGAACACACAAAAGACTGAATGACAGGAAAGCAAACTATAAAAGAACTAAAAAACTTAAAACTTATACCAAAAAACAAAATGATAGATGATCAATTAACTCTATTAGGATATCTAGCTATGTTTACAGCTGGTATGCTTGTTGGTATATTTACACAAATTATTTAAAAGTAGCAATTGAGCTATTATAAATAATAGTGGATGCCGAATAATCGGGTCCTAAATTAACCTTGCTATTATAGGAGGAAATAAAAATGGTAAGAAATACTTTGAACGTACCACGTTCGCTATTCGTTGGATTTGACACATTGTTTGAAGACTTAGAAAGAATTCATGCAAGTGCAAGATCTGGAAATGATAACTATCCACCACAC